ATTGTCCGTGAGCTGCCTTTCTCTTGCGATGAAGCTCGTAGTGCCTATATCACCTGCAACGATCTTGACGTTCTTAACGCACTTGAGTTAGAGATTGAGGACTACGACCACGACACCGACGTGTACACCATCACCACTCAGGATATTGTGTACGTGGCTTGCTAGAAATCGTCTGTAAACCAACAGCTCTATATAATGTTTTAGTATATTTCCTTCACACAACCGCCTATTGTCCCTTGACACTAGGCGGTTTTCCTGTTTATCGGTTATAATCTACACGACAACCGTAACCCCGGCTACTGGGGCCTGGTCGTGCTTTAACCAGCACTTGCAACCGCCACGCCGGAGCGGATTCATACGGATTTTAACCACCGCCTATAAACCCTAGGAGGTGTCAACCTATGGAACTTGAAATGCTCTCTCAACTCATCGGCAACGTCGGCTTTCCTATCGCTGCTTTTGCCGCCATGTATTACATGTGCAATACCACGCTGGGCGAGTTCCGCCAGTCGATGGACAACTTTAAAGAATCCAACCACGAGCTTATAAGCCAGGTGAAAAACCTGTGCAACACCATGGAATCCCAGCAGCCCAAGAAGGAGGATTAACATCATGGCCGAAGCCACTAACAACGACGTAGTGAAGGACACCGACGCTGACACCCGCGACGACCTCGACGCCACCAAGACCGACGAGGAGCAGGAGGTTCGCGACACCGACGCCGACACCCGGGACGATATCGACGCAACCAAACGTGCCCAGGACGACATCAACCGCAAGCTTACCAGCATGGGCGAGGCCATCGCCAACCTTACCAAAGTTGTTACCACCCTCGTAAAGTCCGGTCCAGCTGCTAGCGCCGACACCGGCTTTACCTCTACCAACGATGCCGGTAAGGCTACCGTCAAGCCTATTTCTGACCTCGATATCTAACAACGTTTCACGTGAAACATTAGGAGTGTATAACCATGGCAGAGAAGAACTCAACCATCATGGCCTCGGTCTGGCTCGAAGCCACCAACGACTTTCAGCAGCGCATCCCAAACCCTACCATCCACGGACTCGACGCGACCCTCGGGGCTTTGTTCGACCCGCTCAACAACGACATGTGGAACTACTTCGTGAACGCCCTCGTCATGCGCATCGGCATGGTGCGTGTACGTAACCAGGAGTTTAAGAATCTCCTCCGTGAGTTTAAAGGCGCTTCGCTGCCCTACGGTCACACTATTCAGGAGATTGCGCCCAAGTGGATTAAGGCTCACGCCTATTCCCAGGCGTCCACCCTCCTTGACGTTAACGCTCCGGAAGCTCAGGAGTGGTTCCACTCCCGCAACCGCCAGGATATGTACCCCATCTCGATTAACGAGGTTGAACTCCGACAGTCCTTTGACTCGGAGTATGGCCTTTCCTCGCTGGTAGCTGGTTTCCTCAACGCACCCATGAACGCCGACGAGTACGACGAGTACCGCATCATGCTCGAACTCATCGCCTATTACCAGAAGCATTGGGGCTTCTACACCGTCGACCTCGAGAACGATCCCCTCACCACCGAGGCGGGCGGTAAAGAGCTTCTCAAACAGGTCCGCACCCTTACGGGCAAGATGAAGGTTCCCAGCTCCCGATACAACGCCAACGTCATCGACATTCCCGTCTTCGTCTCCGACCCCTCGGAGCTGATGCTCGTCACCATCCCCGAGTGCGAGGCCAACCTGGACGTCGAGGTGCTCGCTTCCCTTTTCCATGTGGAGCTTGCCGACATTGATGTGCGTCGTATCGTCGTGGACGAGCTGCCCATCCCCAACGCTTGCGCCCTGCTCACTACTCGCGACTTCTTCGTCTGTCACGACACCTTCAAGGGGATGCGTTCCTTCCAGGACGGCAGCAACCTCACGACAAACTACTGGCTCCACCATCAAGGCATCTATTCGGTCTCCCCGTTCGTGCCTGCAATCCTCTTCACCCACGGCGGCACCGCGACCGTAACCCCCACCGTAACCATGGCAGTTACCGGCGTCGAAATCACCCCCGCCACCGCCACCGTCGAGCCTGGCCAGACCCAGCCTCTCAACGTACAGCTTCAGGGCACCCTCACCGGCTCCCCCGCCACCGTTGACCTCACCGGCCTCGGAGTGCGCCCGAATACCGTCACCTGGGACATTGCAGCCGACTTCGACTTGAACAACCGTACGTGGATTGATAATAAGAACGTTCTGCACCTTCAGAAGACCGGAGCAACCAAGGGCGGACAGCTCACCCTCACCGGCACCGCCTCGTACATCAACCCCTCGGGCGCTACCCAGACCTACACCGACACCGTGGTCATTACCGTCGGCTAGTCCTTTTCCGGCCCCGCCTTCGGGCGGGGCCTTTCTTCGTTTCACGTGAAAACTAGGAGGTGACACAATGCCTGTAACGACCTGGGAACCCGGGGCAACGGTTACGCTTTACCGAGTCCCCTGGGATATCAACTATCATGATGTAGTGCAATTCGACTCGGTAGCCGACCGCCTGAACTACTTCTCCACGCTCGAATCCCTGAGCATCGGAGTCCATTCGTCGGTTTACTGCTACCCAGGAGAGCCTATCACCATCGACGTACCCTATACGTCGGCTTTCCATTACAACTACGTCGTTGTATCTAACCCTGTACGCGATACCGACCCGGTGACGCCTCCTATCAACTATTACTATTTCATCGTCAGCTGCACCCAGGACGCACCCCAGCCGACCACGCTGACATTGCAGCCCGACGTGTGGCAGCAGTATCTCTTTGACGTCGAGATGGGTACCGGGTACTATACCCAAGGGCACCTCCCCATGGTCAACACCCCATGCCTCGCGACCGACAACGTCCCGGCAACCCTCAACCGTTACTTTAGTATCCCTGAGGGGTTGGACAACGGCCCCGAATTCCAGGATTTTTACGTGGAGACCTACAGCTTACAGACCGACTCCAACGGCGTTGCCAAGGCCGACTACCTTGCCATCGTGTCCACCGCCGACCTCACCGCAGACCCGGGCAGCATCGACAACCCCACGCTCAAAAGCGCCGTCGGCGGGTTTTACAACGGTATATTTTCCGGTTCGGCGGTCTACCTCATCGACCTGGACACCTCCGCCAGCTCTGTTTCCCAAATTCTTCATGAGATGAGCCTGTACAGCTGGGTCACCCAGTGCATCGTGTCCATCACATCAGTACCGCGCGCCCTCGTGCAGTCCGACGACATCGGAGTGGCAGGGCATCTCTTCGGTGCAAGCGCCAACCCCCAGCTGATGACCTTCCACGCAGCCAGCGACGGTATTTTCGACCTCGGAAGCACCGGTGCCAGCATTAAGACCGGAGTTATCCTAAACCAGGGTTGGGACGGGCTTACCGACTACAAAGACCTGCGCAAGCTGTGGGCATACCCTTACACCGTGGTAGAGCTTTCCAACGGTCAGAACAGCGTATTCCTCAAACCACAGCTCCTCCCCGCAAACGACACCCCGGTCAAAATCATGGCATGCGCCGTGGCCCCCTACCTGGAAGCAGCCGCCATCCCCTGGGGTTATGGCAGCAACAACCCAGGTACCTTCACCGTGTCCATGGTACAGACTGACGGCACCGCAACAACCACGAGCAGTGCGACCGTACCGTTCGGTGACCTATTGGACACCGCTGTCTGGTTCGACCAGTTCCCCCAATGGTCGATTATCAACAACTCCGCCATAGTCTATATGGCATCCACTGCGCACACCCGCCAGTACCAGTACGACACGGCGTTTTACAACCAGGAGATGAGCACGCTTAACCAGGCTCGCAACTTTTCGAACCAGGTTGGCTACCCCTTCTCACCCTCCGACCAGGCGTACATGGCTCAGGCCGCCAACACCCTGCGCGACCTCGGTACCGGTGCAATCAGCTCCGGGGCCGAAGCCATCGCCGAGTGGGGTCGTGACATGGGATGGGGCTGGACCCAGCAGGGAACCAACGCCGCCATGGGGCTTGCCCTCGGCGGCATCGTCTCGCAGGTGCCCTATATCGGCGAGGCTTGGAGCGGTCTTAACACCGGGCTTAACGACTACAACTTTGAGTCTGCCAAAATAACCGGCGACTATGCCCAGGCCATCAAATCAATCGAGTCCGGTGTGGCCGACGCCCAGCTAAAGCCCCCAAGCTCGGTCGGCAACGTGGGCGGTCAGGGCATGCGCTATGCCAACGGATTGACATATACTCTGTTCGTAAAGTACAAGCGAATCAACTCCGCCTACGTGGCAAAGCTCGGGGACTACTTCCTCCGTTGGGGTTATACGGTAAACCGATACATCGACATCCCCAACGACCTGCGCATATGCACCCCATGCTCTTACTGGCGCTTTGCAGAGGTCTACTTGGAGTGCGCCCGCGCAGACGAGACGGACAAAGACCGCATCAGGGCCATCCTCCAAAAGGGGACGACCGTATGGGCTGAACCTTCTCAAATAGGCAAGGAAAAGCCTACCGACGTTAAACCTATACAGACTAAGATACAGACCTATTACACATAGGAGGTGACATCATGCCTACAAACCTCAACATGAACTTTAACCCCGCAGGTCCCGTCAACGTCGGTTTCGGTCCAACTCCCGACTGTCTCTGCGCATTCGACATCGAGGACTCCACCTGGACCACCGCCGAGATGAACGCCAAGACCCAACGTTTCTGGCGAAACTACATGACAACGCTTGCACTTGAGCAGTTCGAGTGGGTGAACCTCCCCAAGGAGGTAGACCCCCGATTCATCGAGATGACTCTGCTCTACCAGGGCTGGGGGTGTTTCTTCGAGAAGGCCCCGAGCGTCCTCGCCTTCGCGGGGGGTGCCCAGACCGACATGCTCGACATGTATTACAACCCCCAGGAGGTGCAGCTCATCTCCGGCAACGGGACCGAGGTGTGGGACCGGCGTTGCGACGATGTGGTAAAGGTAGCCCCAGACGGGACGCCATACGTCGAGGTGGCCAACGCAGCCTACTGCTTTGACAACGTGCTGCGCTATCCTATGATGGACTACATCGACCTATACTCCCGACGCCTCGCCCACATCGACCGAACCATCGACGAGAACGTGCTGGCACAGCTCACCCCATGGGTCCTCACCTGCTCGGAGGAGGCCCGCACCGATACGGTGAACTACTTCAAGCAGCTGGTAGGGCATGAACCTGCCATCATTCAGAACGAGGGGTTCAGCTTCTCGGCACAGGCGGGGGTGCTCAACACCCAGGCCCCTTTCATCGCAGACAAGCTCCATGACCTCAAAATCGACCTCATCGCCGACATCATGAACTGCCTCGGGACCGACTCCATGAGCGGTGAGAAACGAGAGCGCATGATTCAGGGAGAGATGGACTCCAACAACGAGCAGATTGCACTGTCACGCCATTCACGCCTCGACGCTCGACGGGAGGCTGCAGAGCGCTGTAACAAGCTGTTCGGCACAGATATCAAGGTCGAGTGGAAGATAAACCGTCGGGCAGACAACGAGGTCGCGTTAGACGATTTCAACAAACAGGGAGGTGACGCAGCAGATGAGTCCTTCGCTTACCTCGAATAACGTCTACCAGGTGAACTCCGCCATCGGCATCGGCCAGCAGTACAACATGACGCTGTACGACGTGCTCAACTACGGCTACGACTTGGGGCTTGCGGACTACCCAATCTGGGACGAGTCAAAGCGCCAATGGCTCAACGACCTCGTCGTAAACCACTTCATGTGGCGTGAGATACGCGGGGAGACGCCCTACCAGTTCATATACTTCCTGAACCGCAGGATGGTAGAGCACATGCCGACGATAAACCCCATCTTTGCAGCACTCGAAAGCATAACCGCCGACGAACTCTCCCGCACCTCTAAGTCTAAGACCGACCACGTTAGCGACTCCACCGTTAACGGCAACCAGACCGCAGACGCCTATAGCTCCCGCAACCCAAAGGAGACCATGGTAGGCAAAGACCCAACGCTCTACTATGACGCTGGCCAGCACAACACCGGCCAGAACAGCGCTGCAAACCACTTGCAAGACAGCTATCAGAACGACACCTACGGTAACGTGGTCGTGGGCTTGCAGCAGTGGGCGCTCGGGGTCAACAATGCGCTTGAGTTGCTGTTCACGAGCCTAGAGATCTGCTTCTGCCAGCTGGTAAGGCCCAACATCAACGTATATTAGGAGGTATCCATGATTGACGATTCTTGCGAAGTCCCCCGCGAAGACCTGGACGACGGGTTCAACCCATGCCGAAAGCAGGTCGTGGAGAACGGCGAGCTGTGCCAGTACGCGCACATGTACGACGTTATGAACGAGCGTTACGATAGGGAGGAGGACACGAGCTACCTTAACTCGGTCAAGCGTGACCGTATCACTCAGTCAACGCCAAGCCAGACCGTCGGGGAAGGAAAGCTCTACGCGCAGGACGCCCAGGGAGTCGAGGGTTTCGTCAAAACGTCCGTAACCCTAGACCCTACCACCAACGCTGAGATTCCATCATCCAAAGCCGTTGCCGATTACGCGCAGCCGAAAGCGAAGGTTAAGGACGGCCTAGGCGTTGTGTCCGGTTGCAACGCCTCCGGTGATGCATTGGACCGTGTTATGGTAAGCAACATGGAAATGTCTACGGCAAGCGACGGTTCTTCTACCATACCATCAACCAGTGCCGTCAACATCGCACTTGCAACAAAGCAGGACAAACTCACTCTACCGTTGCCGGTAAGCCTCGGTGGTACCGGCGTTAATGCAAGAATCTATACAGTACCTGAATCAAGCTTGGGAATCATAATGACCGACAACGGGGAGACCGGCGATATATCCAATTGGACAACCGTTAGCGCTTTGGCTGAGTATGTAAACTCGGTCAAGACGCAACCGGAGATAGCGGCAGCATTCGAGAACCACACCGCCGATGCTGTAGCCAACAACGACCTGCTGCCGACCAACGCACTGATGATGGATTACGTCGACGCACATTCTATGGAGACACCTCCTGATAAGTTCTCTTTCAAAGTTTCTCCCTTTCCTAGCGGTACTTGGGATGGAGAGATGAATATAAATGTGGTACCTGTCTTCGCAACAACTATAGGCAGTGTCAAATACGTTGTAGCCCGTGTATACGGCTCTAAAATATTTAACTATACTGGTAGTGCAGATAACATTAACCTTTTTTCAAGTCTAAAACCTGTAGAAGAATACACGAATGCTATTAATAATTCTACAGACATACCTCTGACATTGAGCGTTAGAGGAAGGTCTTCTACACCGGGGACATACGGTTTTACACCGAATGGAAGCACTGCGAACCTGTTACTTAATAAACAAATAGTATCTTCTGTGTTTTATTCGGGAGATTTCGGCATATCAAATAATCTAAAATGCGTATTCGGTGAGGGAACCAACACCCCTGCCGTAACCGTTTCCGTCAACTGTATGGCCCTCATGTGGTATTCACCGATGTAAGGAGACTCCCCATGCCCAACACCTACCCGACGCCCCCGGCATACACGCCGGGGGCTGTGCAGGGCGGTTACTGGTACCGCCCTCCCTTCACCCCTCGGTTCTCCATCCCCCAGACGTTCGGCGAGGCTCTGAGCTACGAGGCTCAAATACACTGGCTCGCCTGCCTGTGCTCGGACGCCGACGCCATGCTGCGTACCTTGAGCGCCATGCACTTTTATTACGGCACTTCGGCGGTCGACACCTCAGCTTTCACAGCCTATGAGCCTTTCACCTACACCGACGCCTCCATTCCCGAGGTCGACCAACCCAAGGTGGGCGATTTCGTCGGCCTCGTGGTGCCAGACGCCGACACTCGCTATCTCGGGAAAAACGCGCTCCATATCGCCCGTGTTGTCGAGTGGGGGAGTCCGTGCAACAGCCTGACTTTGGCCTGGTACTACACCGTACACGACCCTACCGCTTGGCTTGCCAACCTGGAGAGTCAGATTGAGGCACTTGCAACCCGCGTCACGTCGCTTGAGATGCGCATGACCGGTGCCGAGAACCGCATCGAGACGCTTGAGGACACCGTTGGTCATCACGGGGACGCCATCACGGCTTTGCAGAACTCTGTGCAGAACCTAACGACCGCCGTTACCAACCTCGAAGCCGACCTATCTGCGCTTGAGGCAAAGCACGACGCCGACATATCGCGGCTCGACGGTAGAATCAACGCGCTTTCCAACCAGGTGACGCAGCTGACGGCCAAGACGTCCAAGACCCTGGCCGACATCCTTGCCAAGGTTTACGGCGGCGGAACCGTGAACGCGACTACCGGGGCGGTCACGTGGGGTAGCGCAACAGGTGCGATCCCCGTGTCAACCATCAACATATTCAGCGCCGACGCAAACCCGAACCCTGCATCCAGCGCTGGACTCATCGCGCACGCCGGTGTGGCAGACAACGACCTTTGGCAGAAGTAGGCGAGGCCCATGAGCTACCCTACTACTCCTTACGCCTCCTCAACCCTCTACTGCGATTGGCAGGGGCAATACGGCGATTTCATGAACGTGAGCTTCCATTTCAACCTAGGTTGCGAACTTTTCGAGGGTTCGGGTTCGGATACGGGTAAATGGCGTCTCGACTCGTCCGTCACCGACTGGTCTGCTTACTGGGACTGGGGTTCTACGGTCGGCGGCGGCTTCATCAATGTAGGCGGCATATGCTGGGCCGACTTCCCGCTCACCACCTCGATGATAGGCCTCGCCGATGGCGGCGATGACTCTTACGCACTCTGCGTGCAGCAGCGTAACGCGGTGTTCGGCAGTGAGGAGAACTTCAACCAGGCTAACATCTGGGGGCTGTACGCCGAGGACATGCACAAACCTCCTACTGTGTTCGGCGAGTGGGGAGGCTCCACGACCCACTCCCAGGTAATCACCGAGAACCCCTTCGATATCGGCATAACCATCATCACCCCTTACACGAGGTGGTACGACTGGGACCGGACGGACCCAAAGGCAGTCATGGGGGCTGGTGGGACGTTCTCGGTCTCTTTCTCCGAAGTATTCGCAGACTACTACCCCGGAGCGCGCATGTTGTCCAATACGTGGCGCAGCTCCAACCAGCCGGAAGGCCTCTGGCGCATGGAGTCCGGCACGTGGCAGCCGGTCAAGAACCGCGAGGGCGACCCATCCGCAGCCAGCGGCTTTAGACGCAAGTCCGACAGCTGGGTACCGGAAGCGAAGTTTTAACCGCGGCCCCGGTGTTTCACGTGAAACATCGGGGCTTTTTTAGTTTGGAGGTGCCTTATGGCGTTCACCGACAACCAAAAGCTCTACGCGATGTACCTGCTAGGCCTTTGGGAGTCCTCATGCGCGTGGGACTCCACCAGCTACGACGCCTACATAAACTGGGGTGACGCCAAGTCGATAGGCATACTGCACTGGACATACGGCAGCGCCATGCGCCTGTGCGCCACCATGGAGTCCCACGCCCCTAACCAGTGGGCGGCACTACCTCAGAGCTGGCGCGACGTTGCGTCGGCAGGAGGTGACTTCGAGACGGTAGATTTCGGCTCTGCTTCCATCGACAGATGGTGCGCAAGCGTACGCGATCATTACGACGAGGCAGTCGCACATCAAACGTGGTACTGGATGGACACGACCGAACCTGAGTCGTTCGAAGACCATCGCTCAACGCTTGAGTCCGACCTGGGGCCGATGCCGACGCAGAACGCTACTGTAATAAAAAACCTGATATTCTATATGCGTTTGCGTCACAACATGGGTTACTACGTGGCAGACGTGTTCAACGGGGCCGGTGGCTGGGAGGCGTCTTTGGAGGCCGTGCGCGACCAAGCGCTCTATGAGTACAGCCTGTTTAGAGATTACGACATCTACGGCCAGGGTTGGGCAAACGCCACCAACGACATATACAGACAGCTCGCCGCCTGGGACGGTGAGAGCGCACCTCCTGATTTCGGAGCTGTGCTCGGTTACGACCGCTCCCCCAGCTCTGGCAGCGGTGGCGGGGTTCCGGACGATTCGGGAGATACCGAGGACGGCGGTAAACCGTCCACTCCCGACCTGACATCCTCTAACAACCTCTACATACAGCGCTACGGGGACGATATGGTGCTGTTCATGAGGGACGGTACTCGCGAGCTGTTCCATAAGACCACCGGTTCTGTGTGGGTTCCCACCTCGCGAGCATCTAAAGTCGAGGCCGGGGGAAACACACCGGTCACACCTACAGAACCCGCGCCGCAACCTCCTGCCGGTGAGGGCATTCCCGGGGCTGGTGACATGCTTGCATGGTGCGAGGCACACCAGGGGGCGTGGTACTATCAGCAGGGAACATACAACACACTGGAAACGGGAGGCCCATGCGACTGCTCCGGTTTTGTTTCGCGAATGCTGTGGGCTTTCGCCCCAAGCGTCTGGGAGGCTATCGGTGGAGGTGACTTCCAGTTCTCCACGCAGCAGCTTTGGAACTCTTGCACCGACATAGCCGTGAGGCCTGGCGAGATGCCGGACTTGAGGGATGGTGATGTGTTCTTCGAAAACAACCAGCCCGACGCCGACGGCGTGGTGAGTTGGTCTAACGAGGGTAGGGGACACGTGCTCATGTACCTGGGCGGTAAGTGGTGGGACGTGACCACCGACTGGGACGGCAGGCCTTCCAGCGGGGGTCCCTACGTCATGAACGACGCCGACACATTGGTCACGAACCCCAACTGGTGGACGGTGGGCAACCCGTTCTGGTGTGTGTCTAGGTTCCCCTACTAAAGAAAAAAGCCCCTCGATACGTCGAGGGGCTTTTTTCATCCGGTGCCCACAGCCAGGAGGTTCGCGCGCCTCCTTCATCCTCACCGAAGCTTAATGGTACATCGCATCCACCGCTGCCTGAACGGTCGCGTATACGTTGCCTACACGCTCCGGGTAATTTCCATAATCGCCTCGCATCACGCATTGGGAGAACGCGACCACAGCGCTCGGGTAGCCGGACACGTCTGCACCGAACCACAGGGCATCTACGCAAGACTGCACCTCTTTGTAGAGGTTGTCCACCCGCTCAGGGTAGTTTCCGTATCGACCGTCTATGACAAGCTGGGCCATACCGGCCACCGGGTCGGACGTGCTGGGCCTCTCATGGTCGACCTCCACACCGCTGTATGCGGGTCGGATGACGGCGCGAACCAGGTAATTCACCGAAGAGCGGTTGACGCGCTTGACGGCGTTGTCCTTGTTGCCCTCAATGGTAATCATGGCTCTGGGGTCTTCGATAATGCCGATGTGGTCGGTGGCCCCGTTACCGTCCCAGTCCCAGATGACGATATCGCCTGAAAGGGCCTGGGATAGGGGGACTCGTGGAGGGTTGGCCGATAGCACCAGGTCGGTGTTGTAGCTGGGGAAGCCCGGGCACTCCACACCCGCCTGGGCAAGGCACCACGAACTAAAGCAGCAGCACCACCAAATATCTCGGGAAGGCCCGCGCAACCAGTCCTCGCCGGTGACATCGGCCATCCAGCGACCGTACTTCGAACCAGGCTCTGGATCTTCTGGGGCATAGTAACCAAGCTCGCCCCTGGCGATGTTGAGCACGTCTTCAGCAGTTGCCATTTAAAACCACGTCTCCTCAGTAGGGTTTTCAACTTGGATTTGAGCCATAAAACCTCTAAAGAAAGGTATGACCCTATCTGCTTGCAGAGAACTGTCGAAGTAACCTGCAACGACTGAGTTGACTGACTCAGCGTCATGTTTCAACGCTGCCCTGGCACCGTCCTCCATACTCGTGTAATAACAGCTTTTTCTATTAAAAGAATTTACGAGGCTATATTCATCCTCTACCGGTAAACTGTCCATCGCGTTACCTCTTCGAGCGGTTGACGTACACCTGACGGTAGCCCTTTGCGTTGGTGCCCTCTTTGGCGTACAGCTTCACCGAGTTCACTTTGTCGACCATGGCCTGTGCAAACGCTGCGGCGTCCTGGGCCGTCGGCATCTGGGGGACTGGGGTTCCCTCGGGGAGCATGTCCTGCATCACACGTTGGAACACCTCGGGGGAGTAGTCACCGGAATAAATCACCGAGTTCCAAAGGTAATGACGCTCTCCCTCTTCATCGAGGTACATCCAGCAGAACGATACCCGAGGGGTTCCGTTCTTCGTCTCATCCTGCTTGACAAGATGCAGCTTCACGTCGTTGTAGAACTTAACGTTTTCCAGAGCCATGGTTTGTCCTCTTATCTCTTAGTCGGTGATTTCAACGAGAGCGTTCTGATGCTCTCGTGTCTGGTAGACGGCTTCCAGGGCCTCGTGCAGCACACCTTTCAGCTTTACCGTCTGGTCGCGTAGGACGAGGGTGGGCGAGCCGTTGACAGACCCTATGGAGTAGTCCCTCCCGAAAGCGGGGCTGGGGGTCTCTATCGGCTCTAGAGAGCCGTTCGGCGACACATAGAACTCGTCTATGACGGTCTCCTCGTCCATGATGTATACAATCATAACTTATCACCTCCTTTCCTGACTCATCGTGTCGAGAAGAGAATACCAGTAATGGCGGTACTCGTCAAGCTCGAATGCGTTGAACGTCGTCTTGCACATCTGGGCGAAGCGCTTTGCGTCGCTTCTTCCCTGTGGGGTGGAAAGCATCACTGACGGGTCTATGACCTTGAGCACGCGGCGCTCAGCCCCTGGGAGGTCTGGCTGCCACCAGGGCATTGTAAGCTCGCTCATGTTGAGCCACCGGCACAGGTACGGGGGACGCTCGCCGCGGTAGGTGCATAGCTGAAGGATGTGCCTCCCGTCCACGATTGGGCGCTTCGACACGTAGGCGCTTGCGAACTGCCCCCCTCCTATGTATATGCCCTCCACCCCTGGGACGGCGTGCACCCACCCGCTCGGCGGTACCAGCATAATCCTCCTCTCGTAGTCTGTGACCTCCTCGGAGAGGATGTAGGTTCCCGTCGTCGCTGTGTCGTTTCCTGAGATGCGCATGAGGGGGGACAGCTCGCTCACGTCCTCGTAGGCCATCTCGGCATACTCGACGGCAACCGTGGCACCCAGGCCGTCGAAACCTGCACACTGAAAGGTGCGGATCTCCCCGGGCTGGATGCCTAGACGGTCTATATCTATACCGAAAAGCTCGAAAAAGGGGTTGTGCTTGTCAAGCGTGTTTCCTATGAACCACGCTTTGACGTTCTGACGTGAGCGGGCGATGGTTGACACAGCCGAGAGGTAGGCCTCAACCTCGCCGACCATGTAGTCGCGCTGGTTTAGCATGGCGAACTCCTCGTACACGATGTTGGTGACGCCATCGTACGCGACCGACTTGAAAACATCCTGGTTGTTGAGGGTGACCATATATCCCATGGTTCTGTAGTGCTTCGCGTCCTCGTATAGACGCCATTGGCCGCCTTCGAACTTTACGAGAACCTCGTCGTTGTTCGTGTAATCAATGAGTTTGCGATAGTTTACCGTATTGAACCAGTTGCTCATGAGGGTTCTTGAGACTTCCCAGTCATAGCGGCCTATTCTGACAAACTCGGCGTCGTATTGAAAGAACTCGTCTATAAGGTGGTTCACCATAGCCGTTGACTTTCCTGGGCCACGACCGGAGAATATAAAGTTGTAGTCGCAGTTCTTTGCCAATATTCGCTCTAGGCTGTAATACTTCATTAGATGATAGCATCTCCTTTTAATCTATCGAGGTTCCATTTGCTCCATTGCATGGGCACTGTTCCACGCTTGCCCCATACAATCTCCCCGTCCAGTTCTGCGACGTCGATGCGCGAGAGGGTCTCTACCTGTGGGTTGTTGCGGGTTGCAGCGTTCCTCCGTTGGGTGTTCAGTTCGTTGCTGTCGGTGTTGTTCATGATTTTATCGGCTTTGATGACTGCATATACTGGGCAGGTATCGCCGGTATAGGTGTGCGTCATCTCTGCATCCCCAGAATCGAGAGCCTCGAACTCCACCGTCACCCATGTAGGCTCTATGGAGGAAAGGACTGTGGCTATATCCATGGAGCTGTCGTAGCGCACGTCATAGCCTAGGGCCATGAGGGGGGCGATATCGTCGAAACCCTCGGCGGTGAGGGCATCCATAAAACGTTGAACGACCTTGACGCTGTAACCAGCGCACTTTGCTTTCCATCCATCGCCTAAATCCATGGCGTACTTCTTGTGGCCAGGGGTGGAGAACCTTTTGATATGACCCTCCCAGTCAAACTTCCCCAGGTTGTAAAACCCGTCGTCAAGCTCCGGCATTGCCTGCGGCACCTTTCGCGCGGTGTAGGATACCGTGTCACGGATGGAAAGCTCGACGTTCTCGTGCATCGGGCTTAATATTTCTTCAATGGTCGCTTTGTCAAGACCGATCACTTTGATTGAGTCGGTATCGGTGTATAAGACCGACCCACCGGCATCTACCACCTTGCGGACGGTATATATGATTTTGTAGCGGTTGAACAGGCTGGTGAGCACCCCAGCCTCCCGCCACATCTTTTGGTCCCGCTTGCTGGATTTGTAGGTGTCCCAGCACCCGTCGTGCAGGTTTTCGAGGTATCCGCTGTCTGTCAATCCGTATGAGTCTCGAACAGGGTTTTGCACCAGGATTCCGTAGAGGGCGTTAAGGTTTTCCTTGTGCGACATGACAAAACGAGCCATCCACTCGTCCGTAGGCTCACCGGCGGCTAGCATCTCCATCTCATCGTAGGTTATGTAACCGCGACTGTAGGCCTCTTCTGCGTCCCCGTCACCTTTGGAAAGCCTCTTTGCGCACGTCTTTTCGGCATAGTGGTAGAGTACGCGCAAGTTCTGGTATACAGTTGGTCGCTCGATTCCCATATATAGCGTCAAGTCGGTGAATACAGCGGATTTCCACTCATATTCGCAGCATAGTTCGTAAAAGGTAGGCGTTGCCACGGTGAGTACCATAGAGTCGGCGGACACAAGGTAGCCGTCCTCGTAGCGGATGCCATTGGAACCTGTGTTCTGCCGAGCCATGGCGAGGGTGAGAGAGCTGTCGCCGACGTGGGACCGCCAGTCCTGACGCATACGAAAGCCCTCGAATCTGACTGTACCTATCCAAAAGCCGCGCTTGAGGGTGCATACGTCAGTGGGGTCTGGGGTGGTGGGCTTGAGCAGGTGTTCCATGCCCTCGGGAGAGCATGTGATAGGCTTTGATGGGATGCGCATGGCAAGCATGATGCCAGGGTATGCGCTTGTGAGGTCGTATGCCTCGACGTCGTGGACCACGCACCCGGTTATGTTGCCGTTGGCTAGGTTGACCCCACCGGCGTAACAGCCTTTGACGTCGGTGGTGCGCGTGTTGCTGTAGCTGTTCCACCGCTGCATCTCGACTTCGGTGGAGAACTGATGTGCATAGGTCTCGTACCTGTCTGCGTCGTATACCGTGCGCTTTCCCATGGACGTAGCGCCAATGTAGGCGTTCTCGCGGTCAAAAGCCTTCACCATGCCAGTTTTGGTGAGCACCGACTTACCGGCGCGTTCGATGCCGACGTAGGGGAGGGATAGGAAGTTGCGGCATAGCACCAGTGAGAGAAGCTCTGTGTCACGGGTGTTGTACGCCAGCTCGGTCTCTCCGAGGACGGTATCGGGGGCGTAGGCTCGGTAATAGTCGAGTTCGAGCTTTCTGTAGCCGAGGGCATCGCCGAGAGAGCGTAGGGACGTGCGGAAGAGGGCGAGGGAGTCGTAAAGGACCAGAGCCGTATCTTTTCCACGTTTGATGGAGCATGAGATAAGGTGCGTACTGTTACGCGCGCATACGTCGACCTGGTATCCCATATCGGACACACGTGTTATAAAGTGACGGATATAGCCGAAGTCGTAGGTGAGGTTGTGCACCGCTACTTTTACCGTATCGCCGCAGTCCTCCCAGTACTGCAAAAGAGTATGTAGGTGGTTGTAAAGGGTGGTGCAGTCACGGCCTGTGTCGTGACATACAAGCGACGAGACCGTTTCTGGGTAGACGTCTTCCGGCTCTCCTAGGATTGTACAGAAGTCCCAATAGTACAGCACGCCGTAGGTTCCCCGAGCGTCAGTGACCGTCGTGCCCTCTGTGTCGAACGTGCATATCACCCGGGGTCCCTCCTCACCAGTTGTACAGGTCTTCTAGGCGCGCGTTGATCTTCAGCACGACCTCGCGGGCCTCGTCTGAATCACCGGCTATAAGCGCATCCTCGTACTCGTCGTAAAGGTCTTGCATAGTAAAGTCACCGGCAGCCTCCTCTGGGTAGTCGCTGTAGTCAAAGCCCCAGCGGTGGCGGAAGTTCTGCTCAAATAGGGCGGCAGCGTCGTTGAGGTATCTCGGTGCGTTACCTGCAAGGGCTTTTGAGCGGTTTTCGGCACCTGCGTAGCCTAGGAGGTAATCACGCATGGCAGCTAGGCGCGACTTGTAGGTGTGCGTGACGGTCTTGCCCTCGGGGTCTTTGCCACGTTGCTTCATATCCGCCTGCAAAGACTCTAGGCGCATGATGTAGCGCCGCATGGCGTTGCGCCTGGTGTTCGTGGGGTCGTTCGAGTCGTTGAGGGTGGCGAGGGCCTTGCGGGAGGCTTTTAGGTCTTTCGATAGACGCGACTGGGCGTTACGTAGTTCTCGCTGACCCTGCTCGGCCGTGGTAGGCTCCATGCCGAGGCCCTGCATCATGCGCTGTTGCATGGTCATTGCAGGTACGTGGGCGTACTTGCGGACTGCCTCGTTGACCTTAGCCTGGGCACGCTCGCGCTTTGCACGCTGTGCAGGGCCGTTGATAGCCTCCTCGGCGCGCTGCATCGCCAGCTGTTGCTGGGCCAGCGCCTGCTTGCCTGCCTTTTGGATAAAGGTGAAAGTCTCCATGGCGTCGATGTTGACGCCCTGCATGGGGTTCTTGCGCAAGTGTGGCATTAGTCACTCCAAACATCGAATATGATGGGGCTATGGCACGTGTAGTCATGGCGCTTGTTAGGGCTGTCGTGCTTTACCACGCGGGGCTTTAGACCGTTGTCATGCGCCCAGTCGTACATGGACTCGCGCGATGAGAACACGCGCTGGGGGCGATCGTCGTTCGGCAGGATGATTTCGAGGTACCACAGGTGGTTTGGGTTGGGCATGGGAGGCTCCCTAGACTAGGACGGATACAAGAACGGCGAGAAGGTAGAATACAGCAACACCGGGGATAGCGAGTAGGATAGCGAGTACGGCAATTTCGAGATGCTCGAACATGACAACTCCTTTCGTTGACGTTCTGATTATGACTGATTGTTACTATCAGCGGTGTAATCATAGCAAAGATACACACTACCTCCAACAACCTGCCGTCTAATCAACATGAGGTCGTGATAGTCGCATCCAAGGCGGTCTGCGAGTTCGAGAAGGCTTGAGGCCTTTACGTCTGGTTGGCGGGAGCATACGTAAACGGTCTCGATTGGCTTGAGATCGGTCTCATAGATGGCAATGCAACGCTCTAGGTAGTCACGGCACTTGACGAGGTCTTCAAGGCCGTTCTTGCGGGGTGCCCGCAGGAGGTATTTGCGGGCGTTGAAAAGGGCTATCGATGCGAAGGGAGTAGGCACGTTCTCAGAGTCGGAAAGCTCTTCGAGGATAGCCAGAAGACCGTTGGGGGCGTTGTCATGGGAGATGGAGTAGTGGGACGGTACGTTAGGCATCGTTGACCTCCTCATCGTGACGATAGCCGGAACTGATGTAATGCAACAAGCGGGTGAACGCTAGTGGTAGGTAACAGGTAGAAAAAACCTCTATATCGTCGGTTAGGTCTACCAGGGTGTATACGGTGTCTAAATCTACCTTATGGCTGTAGAGTGTTAGGGCGTGGCCTTGACGGTTGGCTGTGTCTATTAGAGCCTGGATAGCGTCTTGATAGCGGGGCATGGCGGGTTCCTTTCGGTGGTGGGTGGGCTTGCCTGATGACATGGATAGTATA